CGCGGCGTTCGGTGGGCATTAAGACAGGCACTTGGCAGTGCCCTGTTGGGTTTAATAGTGGCAGTTGCCACAATAATCGTTGGTCATAGTTACCAGGCAGGTAATTATGATAAAGGCTCTTTATGGGAGCTTTTCAAGGAGTCAAGCAGCGCTTGGCACCCCATTCAACAAGCCAGTAGTTCCGATGACTACTGGCGCTATCTCGGCATAGGGGACTTAAGTTCTCATGCCGGGATTTCAAATCGTGATGTGCTACGTGTTTTAGTCTGGTATTATAGTGCCAGTGAATCTTTATGGTTCGATTTCTTTCACACGTGGTTCATTGCATTTATCGGGTTTTATTGTGTATTCACTCTTAGACTTGTCACGATAACTTGTTGGACGTGTTGGTATTTTCAGGCATATTTGGATTACATTAAAAACGTGATCCAATTCAATGATGATTTCAACACAAACTTTAGCTATCTGACACAAGGGATGACTGATTATATGTACTACTTCCTAGGAGATACACCGGAGGCCCCATCTTTTTGGTTGGGGTATCTTTGGTACGGGAACGAGGTATATGTAAAAATGATTCTCTTGATGGTTGTTCGGGTTAAGTTCTTGTTGTTTAGAAACTGTCTGATGATGGGCGTAATTATTTTAATTACAGCCGTCCCAAAGACACAGATCATTCAACTCAAGAAATCCCGTGAAAGATTGAATTATATAGTTGGTAAAATGGACAAGAGCAGTAGTTTATCAAAACGATATAAGTATTTGCTGGATGAAATTCAATCAGAGTTTCCAAATGTCAAAATATATGAGGACATAACTGATGAGCAATTAGGAGACCATCTTTATAGTGGTCAACCACTCATCATTGTTAGCCCCGGTGTATTCGGTTTGGATGATGATAATGAAAACCAGCGGGTAAGTGTACGCAATGGTGTGCTATTGATGGAAAACGGTAACTCTATTAAAGTCAAGGGTAAAGGGCTTAAAACACGTGGGCAGTATGTTTCTGCCCGTAGTGCATTAGCTAGCAATTACCAATGGTTGAGATATTTGTTGCTTGAAACCTTTGTTCATTTCAAGGTGTATGAAAAACACGTGGACGGCCTAACAATACAGTTGTTGAGACCACATTCCTACAGCATGTTTGAAGCTGATAATGTGCAACCAATGGTGTTATCGTATGATACCCCAATTGGTCGCATCATTGGCGTTCAGGTAACCAACAATGTTGGTGTACCACATAGCACGCTGGTATTTGGAACTGAAGGTCACAATAAGTTGTATGCAATTCCATTTGATGCGTTCTTATTAGCATGCACTAAGTGGTCTAGCAAAGTTGATCAGACTTGGGAAGTCCACACGTTGTTGAGAGGTCACTATAACATGAAAGATATAGAAAAAGTGTCAAACTTGATTTATCATTTGTCACCCCATCTTAAATCGATTATGGATAATTGTGTTTATGGACAGTGGTCATGTACTAATAGTTTTAGTGCTGGCACTGGTTTGGCTCCTTTAATCAAAGGCCCAGCCCCTGACCTAGACACCCTCCCAACCATTACACTCGAAGGTAGTAAGACTGTAGACATCGATCAACGGAAAAAGTTGTGGGCTGAATTCTCATCTAAAAATTTTGATGATTTTAGTTCATGGCAGTCTCCCAAAGGTCATGCCTCCGTTCGAACTAGCCCAGCTATGAATCAAACATTCCCTTTATTACTTCCATATCCTATCACTGTTCCAGTTCGTGCAGACGGGTTGGAACTATGGGATGCCGTGACTTCTCGCCTCGAGGCTGTCAACAATGTGCAAAACGTTGATGACGGCAAAGTGGATTGGGAAATCATGGCAGCCATCATCAGAGTAATTTTCCCTGATAATTTATTAGCTTGGACTGAAAACCAAGTGCTAGCTTATGCAGCTGAATCAACCCAATTAAAGAAACGGTTGACCAGTTTCCAGAAAGTGTTGCACGAGGTGGATAGTACAAATAGTATGTTTGAGGGGACAAACAACTTTGTCAAAGTGGAACTACAAATGAAAAGTCCGGAAGAACATTGTCACCGTAACATTACCAATGATACGGATCAAGCAGTTCTGTATATGTCACAGTACACAAAGCCATTGTCAAAATGGTGTGCTGAACATTTGCCTGGCTACGCATTTGGTAAGTCCAGTCGAGATCTGGGTGTGTTAATTCACAACCTCGCTCGAACAAATGACACTGTTGTGGAAACGGATTATTCATCATTTGATGGCACCCAGAATGATAAGACATGGAAAATAGAAATGATGGTCTACGGCCATTGTTTCGGAGATGATGCTGAGATTATCCAGCACAAATTCCAGTCACATTCCGTGCAAGTGAATAGTGGGTATTTTACTTATAACACTGTTGGTTCACGCCATAGTGGTGCAGCAGATACCTCTCTCATGAACACGATTGTGAACATTATGGTCACAGTTTATGCACTTAGCCACAAACATTACAATACGGATAACTTTAAAGAAGTTGTATTGAAATGGGTTGAGAGATGCGTTGCTGGTGGTGATGATGGTTTGGCGTTTGGTTTGGATGAGGAAGAGGCAAAAACATATGAACAGACAGCTCAAGATTTTGGGTTAATCCTTAAAGCTCAAGTGAAGAGTGCAAAAGGGCCTATCAACATGCTTAGTCGAATTTATCCGCGTCCAGCGGATCACCCCGGTTGTGGTGTCGACATGAAACGCATGTTGTTGAAGCTTACCCATGCAACGAAAGCTCATGAGCCTATTTTGGCATTAGCGATGAAAATCCAAGGTTATCTAATTATGGACTCAGACACCCCTTATGTGTCTGGTTTCCTTAATCGTATGTTGGAACTTCTAACTCCATGGATACCAGTTGAGGACTTGGTTATTAAAACAATCAAAGATATATCCTATAGTACAAGATTTGGTCAACCACTCCCAGTAGGAAGTGCGGAGGCTTATATCGAAGCCAATGATCCGTTAGCTGTTAAAACAGTGTTACGCACATTGAATGAACTTAGTGATATTGAAGATTTCTTCAATTGGAACCCATATAGTTTCAAAGCACATCAAATTGGGAGATACAACAACGCGAAGTACAGCAATGAATATACTGCACCTTCTGATATCAAAATTGAAAAGAAGGAAAAATGCCGTGTAGATTTGTCGAAACGCGAACGACTAGTAAAATTGGTCAAACAGTTGAATTTAGGTGTATCTTATGGAACCGACCCAGGATTTCATTTGACGGAGTTACAGCACCTTACTGAAAAACCAAACTTACCTTGTTGTTACTATTGTGAGACTGAACAGGAAGTCATAGAATGCAGTGCCCATCTAACCAGTGGGTCCGTCATTGTTACGACCTATGAACTTGGCAGATCTCAAAAGGGCTGCGCTATGCGTGGCATCAATACAGCAATAGTGGCATTAGTCGCCGGCACGGAGAGTCGGATTGTACTACCCCAGGATGGCGTCCTAAACGCTGAGACAACCAAGAAGCTGGTGGGTTCAAATGATAAACTGAACACGTCCGCCACCCTTGCTCGTGGAAAGAAACATTCACAAGTCAAGGTACCAAATAAGCGAAAAGCCCAAAGGTAGAGCTCTTAGTTGATCCAAATTTATCGTCGTACGTCCTGGACAAGACGTTAAACTGTCTGTGCTCTGACGGGAGCACCTGGGTTCATGTCATCTTACATAAAGGCGCTGACATCCGCGAAAGACTTGGCAGTCGATCCCGGAACCATGAACACTTTGGCAACTATTGCTGACCCATACTTTGACAAAGTTCTTCGTGCCACTGGTTATCCAGATGGTACCTCCACAATCTCTTCTTTACAACACTTCAGTCCTCGAACGACTGTTGTTTGTCCATTCACTCTAGCCGCTGGTCAGACCTGGAGTTTTCACATTTTCACAACGCCATTACATCGTGCTGTACTCTTACGTATTGGTACCCAGAAAGGTAACTATATTAACTACTCAACTACCCAAGATACTTTTGGACCAGTGATGATTCACTACCGTTTGCATGACGCAGCTGGTGCAGTGATTCAATCTAAATTCACTGTCCTAGATATCCAAGGAGGTGGCTCCCCATCTATGCCGACGAACACTCAAACGCGTACGGTCTCATTGGGGTTTGAGTTGCATAATACTACCCCTGAAATTTACCAACAAGGGTTCGTTACAGTATATCGATCTAATGCCGGAGTACAAACGTTCAACGGGTACCTCAAACCCGTTGCAGACCCTGTGGCCAACGCAATTCCACATTCGTCTACATATTTGTGCTCATACCCACGTTCCATCCGCGAAGCCAATCAATACCCTGGTACACGAACCTGGGAGGCTTCTAAAGGTGCTTACATGGTTGCGTTGCCGACTCCTGAAAACCCCTACGGTCAATCAAACGGATCCAATTTCGCATTGTTGAATATTGATGATCTCGGTGCACTTGCTATGCGTACAGTATCAGCATTTGACGCTACCGCGACAGTTACTTACTCACCATTGTCGAATGTTGGGGTCTTCTCCTCACAGTTCACTGATGCAAACCAAACGTTTTCATTAGATGCAAGACAGTGTTTAGAGAATATCCCTGATCCAAACGATATCTACGGTTTAAGTTTTGCTGCTGCAGCACCTGAGTTCAATAAACTTTTTATTGAGCTCTATAGACGCATGTTTAATAGCATGCCTCCTGGTGTTCCAGTCGGTTTTAACTCAGCTGGTGAATGGTTTAGACGGGTTTGGGGTATAGCGAAGAGCATTTTACCCGATTTGATTAACTTGCTGCCTCCTGCACCACGTGCAGTGGGGCATGCATTGTTACCGATCGGGGTTAAAGTCGTAGATGAGTTATCAAAGTCGCGAAAGAAAGACAAGAATTCTGTTGCAGATACGCGAGATCAAGCTCAGATCAAGGGACAACGTATGTTGCCCGCAAATCGACAATAGACCGTCACAAGACCTAGCTTGGAACACTAGGCCCACAAAGTGTTGAGACCAACATCTTGCAAAGACAAAATTTTACAATTATCCGGATTCCAACAGGACGACGACGCCGATTCGCCCCGGTGCAACTCTGAGGAGATCCAGCTAGTAACGCCCAAACATTAGCAATAGTTGTAAGATCGCCCCCAAGCGTATTGATTAAACAAACCCATGATATTACGATCATGTCCTAGTACCCATTCACATCGACAGTTTAGTTAACCTCACCAGTTAGACATATCGGTGGCCATGTGATAAGTTCGAGTATGGACCTCTCATCGTAGGCTCTAATCATACGTGTAATAGTAGAAATCGTGAGACCCGCCCTGGCAGCGGGGAACGGTGGGCAGTCACTACACAAGTCAACCAACTCATACACAATGCAGTCAATGCTTTGTGGCCGGGGATCGGACCCGGAGGTGAGAGCATCACCAGACCAAAAATGCACTACTACATAATGAAAGTTAGATCATCTAACACTATGCGAATTGTTGAATGACATGAATGAGCAAATAGGCCAACCTATTAGTCATGTCTATCACCAAAGCATGCTCCTTGAAGTAGCGAGGGGTTCGGAAACAAAAGTTGAAG